CCAGCACGAGCCATCAGAATTCTCCTGGGTAGAAGGCTTTGAGAATTGGCGCAGGATCAGCACCGCCCAGGCCAGAAAGCAGGCCAGAAAGCAGGACCACTAATTGCCTGTCTGGTAGTCCTGTTTCTATGTCGATTCGTTCCATCATGCCCATGTCTTCAGCGGTCCACGTTCGTATCTGTGTTGGCGAAACCCCAGAGAGCGCACTGATACGCGCTATCAATCGGTCCCGCCTTCCATAGGGGAATCAGAGAGTCCAAACAGCTCACGCGCCCGGTCAATGAGTGGTTCAAGAATGTCAGCGCGGACACCATCGAAGCTGGCATCCTGCGCAATCAACTGGCCGTCTGCATCGCATAAGACTGACTGAAGAATCAGCGTGCGCAGCCTAGTTAGTGCGCCATCATTCGCTATCAACGCATCGAATCGGTCACGATCTGCCACCGTTGGCTGGCGCATGTAGAACGTCTGGCCATGCACTTCAACTGTCTGGGTCTCTGGTTTCTGGCTTTGGAGCCATTCAAGTGAATTCAATTTCTCTTCCTTATGGTGCTGCTGTCAGTGTGTAATCAGTGAAAGAAATGTTGTACTCATGTTCCACCGCTGATTCGATATCAGCAGAAACGCTGATGCTCATGACGTGCCAGCCATTAGCTGCGCCAGCGATCGCGAACCCTGAACCAAATGTCAGAGTGCAGGTGGAGGATTGTGTGCCGAGTGCCAACCCGGCCCCTGCAAAAATCCGCACCGTAGCCTCTGGGGTTTCAGTGATACCAGGCACAAACGCCTTTCCACTATCACCGAAACCAGTGGTCTCAATTCTGGTGATTTCCGCTGATGTTTCCATCGATGACGTGGCTGCGTATGTGGTGCTGCCGACGACGAACGTGCTATTAGATCCAGGTGCTGTTGTAAGTGCCATTAGGTTGTATGCCAGACTTCTAGAGTGAGAGTGTGTGTGTAGTAGTAATCGTCGCCACCATCAAATGGCTCGATCTCTCCCGTCTCAGTAGCCACCAGGCGACAGCTTGATACACCAGTACCAGTGAAGCCATCTAGGACATTGGCGACAGCATCTACCACGCTTTCAGAGACAGAAACAGACTGCGAAATAGCCATCATGCTAACAGTTGATTTTTTCAGGCTGTCTTTGGTGAACGTGGGCAGCAGTTCATCGCCCTGGATATCCCAGAGCAGTGCTGGGAGGTTTTCTTTTCCGCTGCTCATCCTGCTGTACGGAAAAATGCGCTTACTGATGAGCGCGTAGGTCGTTGAATCGTTGATCAGAGCTGTGCGCATCACTGGAATCATCGCATTCTCGCCCTAACTGCCTCACGCCTGGCCTTGGCGTTATCAGGATCCTGCAGAACCTGCACACGGATAGATTCACCAATGATCCGCAGCATTCTCTGGGATTCGCGCCCTACGGTTTTCGTCGATACCAGCTTACCTCTGGTTTTTCGTGTGTCCCATTCGAGTAGGTTCGCCACACGCGCTTTGGGATTCTTATAGCTAACACCGATGTAGAGCGAATCACGCCCGCCACGCTTAATCTGCTGCGCACTGGCTATCTTCTTCCTGTGTTCATTCGTTGCGTTCTTCACTGGTGCAGATCGCCAGGCCTTCCGCACTACATTCCTGAAGTGGTTAGAAGCATCGCGCAGCGCGTTCCATCTGAACTTGTTCTGTATCTTCTGGTCTAGCCTGCTGAAACGCCTGGCCACCTTCTTATCACCTGTGACCGTGTACACCTGTTTCTGGATGTCGCGCACAGCTCTACGTGCCATCGCCTTAGAGGCTTCGCGCACGTATTGGCGTGTTAACTGCTGGACAATCTGGCCAGCTACTACCCTGGTCATGGCACCGATCACAGGACGATCTCCTCAATCTCGAGGCTGAACGTATCGTGCGCATTGTTCACGTCTTCGATGCCAGTAATGCGGTATTCAACCCCAGATTCGACCTCTTTGATGAGCTGATCCAGGGTAAACGCATACCCGCGCACGTAGCGCGTTTCTATGGTATTCGTCTGAATACCCTGCTGCGCTTCTGCGTACTCTGCTTTGGAACTGCTGCCCGTTCGATAGACACCAGCGATTCGGAGCGTGACCGAATAGGTACGCTGCGCCTGCCCGTACGTGTCGAGCGTGGTAGTGGGAGAAAGCACGTCGAAGATGATTTGTCTTCTTCTGGCTCTCATACCACTGGCCACCTGTATCGTGATGTAATGACATTCCAGCCCACCGCGTTCCCTTGAAGCTGAATAGGTGCCAGCTCGTTTCGTTCATCGTAAAACGTAGCAGCCATCATGTAGATAGCACGTACCGCATCGTGTTCTGGCTTTGACGATGCCTGCCAGGTGACTTCCCAGTAGCGTGCAGATGATGCATCCGCTGCATAATCATAGGTGAACTGAATCGCAGGCAGTCCCTGCGCATAACTCACCCTGTATCCCGCTGCGTCGATCGTCTTTGTCACGCCGGTATCTTTATCGGTGTGCGTGATGCTGGTAAGCGTGTTCACTGGGCCAGCACAGAAGAACCAGTTATGAGGGCATTCCTGTAGTTCTTGCCTGTATGTAGTGGTCCTGATCGGTCGCCTGGTGGTTTCATCCCATGAAGCAATGGCCGCACGCAGAGCAGAATTCAGCTGCACGTCATCAGCATTGTGGTAGATACGTGCAAAGTCCCTGAAATTTGCCAGGGACAGTGGAGCGTCTTCTGTAACGGATACAACTTGCATAGATTCTCCACCCACCCAGGCAGAGGGGAAACCCCCCTGCCCAGGTGGCTACGGAAGAGAAAGATTAAGCAGTCAGAGGCACGATGGATTCAGGGCGCACGACCATGCCAGCGGATCGCTGGTAGGCGGTGATGCGCTTGATTCCACTAGCTGCCTGGCTGTACGGGTCAGGCTGAACGTAGAGACCACCCAGATCATGGATGTGGTAGCTGCCGTCAGTGACGATCGCGCCGTACATATCACCATCAGTAATGGTGCCAGTAGCAGCCGCCGAACTGATGATGATCTGCGTTCCAAGAATCGACATGCTGGGCATGTTTGCGAATGTGGCATTGGCTGACTGCTGAAGAAGCAGACGACCAGTGCTAGAGGCACCATCGACATCGGAAAGAAGCGCGGCAGCTGCAGCCTGGCCGAGAACAAGCGATCGAGGAAGACCCATGTACTGGGGCGGCATCTTCGTAAGAAGAGCTTCAGTCACCTTGGCGCAAGTCAGTTCATTAGGCTGACATGCCGTATCGTAAACGTTGGCAGCGGTCCAAACGTATGCGCCACCGCTGGCGGCACCCTTGAACAGTCCTTCTGGGTTTCCAGAGCCGTCACCGTTCAAAAATTCATTTTCTTGGAAATGACCGATAGCTTCTGCAATGGTCTGGATGCACAGGCTTTCGATATCGAACTGCCCGTCATGCAGCATTTCATTTGTGATGTCGACCAGGCCAGCACCCTTCACGATCTTCGTGCTGGTGTCAATTTCACCAAATGAGGGATCAACTGCGCCGAATGTCGCACCCTCAGCAGTAGCTGAAACCGCTGAACCGTACCCAGTCATGCGCGGAATACGCATGGCAGAGCCAACCGATGCAACCTTGGAAACCTGGCGCATAGCTGAAACGCGATCGAGAAGCATCGAAACCTCAGTCATGAGAGGCTTGGGAACCAGGCCAGCAAGCGTGGTAAGCGTCTGCGTGGTTCGCCCCTCAACCATATCTCTGAAGAATCGGCCTTCGGGGGATCCAGCTGGTAGCTGGTTGCCTACTGCTGCGGCAATGTCACGTTCCCCAGTTGGCTGCACTGGTTCACGCATTCGATCAGCCACCTGGCTTTTGGCTTCCTCATCTCGTGCCTGCATGTACTCATGGTCCAGCTCACGCAGATCATTCTCAATCTTTTCAATGCGCTCAAGCTCTTCACCAGTGAAAGCGCGTTCACTTTCAGCCTGCGCCTTCGCGTAAATTTTCTTTTCTTCTTCGATCAGCGCGGTACGTGCTTCACGGATTTCAACAGTTCTCATTTAACTAGACTCCCAGTTGCTGAGGGATATGCACCCTGAAACACCAGGGCTAGATGATGTAGGCGTGCAGAACGCACCGTGCGAACCTTCGCCCGATTGTTAAAGCTGTCTTCTTCCGCGATAAATCCAATAGATACGGCACCGTCTAAGTCGCCGCGCTCAAGTGCTTCGCGTTCGCGCTTTGCCCAGTCTGGGAGCGTGCCGCGAAACATCAAGCCACGTTCTGTGCTTTCAAATGAAAGCGTGCCAGCACCCACGCGCCCTAGAGGCACCTGCCCTTCTGTGCGATGCCCCAGGTACAGCGCAGTGCGATCATCCCAGCGGATAGAGCCTGGCTGAAATGTCTCTCTGTACCCGTTCAATTCCATTAGCGGTTCAGTGGAATCATTCCATGCAATGGCCACACCGCTAAAAGTATTTCGCTCGATCGAAATCGGTTCGCTATTGCGCGTTTCAAGTTTCATCTGGAACCTCCTGCGTGGCGTCCAGGCCAGCATCGTCAGCGTCTGGGTTGCTCTGCTGCTGGTAGTTCTTGGACATCACGAATTCGTCTAGCTCTTCTGGCCCTGGCGGGAGCTGAAGCATCTGCCTGGCTTCTGATGGGCTAATGATTCCCGCATCAATACCCTGCCGCAAAGCTGAAACTGATTCTGTATAGGTGCCTCTGCTCATCTCAGAGACATCGAAAACGATTCGCCTATCTTCATTCGGAAATAGCTTCATGGCCATGTGTGCAGTTATTCGCTGGATCAGTGGCCTCAGTCCTGTTTCGATGTAGCCAGTGATCTCTGCCTGGCTTGTTCCGAAACTGGTAGAACCGAATGCGTACAGCATGGAACTGGGCACGTTGTACATCCTGGCAATTTCATGAACAGACCACCGCTGCGCCTCTACGTACTGATTCCGCGCCAGCTCCTGCTGAAAAACCTTCGCCTCCATATCGCCACCTGTGACAATTGGAGTATTCCAGTTCTTGGAATCGCCATGCACAGACGCAAATTTAGCCTGGACTTTTTCAACCGATTCTGGAGAAAGGTTGTCAGGTGAAGACAGCACCACTTTACCCATGCTGCTGCGGAATGTGCGCGATGCTGCACGCGTCTGAGCAATACACGTTTCAAGAACTTCGCGGTGCTGCATGATGGGAGCTTCGCCCCAGAATGGGCGAGTGCCATCCAGGCGGAAGTGTAGAACATCAGAAGGCGCGATATTAACGCGCTTACTGATTGAGTAACTCAGGCTGTACTCTTCCTGCTTATAGTTCACCGACCACGCACCGAATGGCAGAGGCTGAAATGCGATCGGGTCGCCTGCTCCATTGCGGTGAATCACGCTCAGGTGATTTCCCCACAGAAGCAGGTCGCGCACTGCCTGGCTTCGCCACTCGTTACCGCTTTGATACTCGTTTGCCACACCGTTCAGCAGATCAGATACCGCTGATCGTTCCACCTTCTCGAACGATCCATCAGGCAGCTTCACCTGCTCGAACACAGGCAGACGCGAAATGTCACCAGAGAGAACAGAGACGCAGCGAGATACTGCTGGGATTTCCAGCGCGGTCTGTGCGTCATAGGTGAATTGGTCACTGGTCGAATACATCCACCAGCGAGAATTACCACCGAAAAATCGATTAGCTATGCGCTTGAAAATCTGCGGTCCCCTGCCGCGTCTACGTGCGCATATCTTAACAGGTTTAAAAATGCAAGCAAAAAAATAGCCCCCAGAGGTCACAGTCTCCGGGGGCGGAAGGATGTTATGCAAGACCACTGTACCAAAAAACAGCCCAGGCTGGTAGACGTTTCAGCCTGGGCCGCGCCCACTAACCATTAGCAAGCGTCCAGATCAGATCGCGATATCACCGCCCTCATACATCGACTGCCGTTCTCCCATGTTGTCACAGGCTGAACTGATGGCGAACAGGCTTGCGCAGACTGGATCGATCATGTCTCTGGTGCTGTTCTTACATGGGCGAACCGCCCCCGCTGGTGACTGCCTCAGCACCACGTTTTTCAGTGCCTTCTGCATCATCGGGTCGCCATCATGCAGTATCCGCCTGCCGCGAACGGCATCCTGAAACCAGCTACATGCCTGCGTGAGCTGCTGCGGGCCCCCTTTGTAGGCGATCGGCCAGCCATAGGTATGCTCCCAGACAGAGCGCAAATCAGCATTGAACGTCCAGGCATCAATGCCAATCTCGACCACGTTTGGCCAGGTGTTCATAATCTCGCGCACGCTGGCGGTGATCTGCTCACCATCTATGTATTTGCCTGCGCTAAGTTTTAACCAGCCCTCATCATGCCATCGTCTGAGTGGGTTCTTTGTGAGCTTCTCATGCTTCTCTAGATCATGATCAGGCAGCCAGTGCTGCCAGCGCATAGAGGCTACACCGTTCGCAATGTGCAGAAGACTGATCGAGCAGACATCTGTTCGCACCCCCTCACCGCCCCTAGATAGGTCGATGCCGATGAAGCATTTTCCGTCTACTGGAAATTTAGGCGTACCCTGGCACTTGGCCCAGTCATCCATGTCTATGAAGGTGCTGGTATTATCATCGAACCGGCACAGATGCTCTCTGGTGTATGCGCTTTTCTGGTTCGCGTCACCATTCGTCACCAGCTTGCGGTAGTTGAATTCGAGAGATTCCAGGCGTGGCATCCCGATATCGTGCATCCCTGGGTTGGCTTTGGCGACGATTTCATAATCATCGGTCACTGGATCATCATCGTCCGCATTGAACGCTAGTAGGTAAACACCTACATCTGGCTCACCGTTCATAATGTCACGCGCGGCGATGTCTCGATCTGTGTAATACGGTCTAAGCCTGTCTGGGTCTGGCGTAGTCATGGTCCAGACCAGCCCGTCTTCGCGTTTGGCTCGTCCAGTCTGCGCCTGGGTCAGAACGTCATCAGGTATGTGGCTCACCTCATCCAGGAAGCAGATACGCGGTGAACCGCCATGCATTTTCTGAACCGATGCCACCAGCACCCGCAGAGTTCCGCCTGTGTCCTCATTTTTCAGCGGTGGCTGGCCTACTGCCTTAAAGACTCGCAGTGGTTCGCCCACCTGTTCAGCAAATGATTCCGCGAACCCCACCGAAATATGCGCCTGCTTCACCCCGATCGAAGCAATATCAAGCGTTATTTTCTTGTGATTTGAGACCAGTTCATAGACCAGAACCGCAGCCGCGAAGCATGATTTACCAGCACCACGCGCAGCCTCCACCATCAGGAGTTTCGTGGCCGGGATTCCTGGGCGGTCCTTCTCACATCTGGCGTAGATCAGGGCGAGAATCCACCGCTGGAAGCCAGCCAGAACAATCGGTTTCCCTACGTCCGGCAGCTCGAACCCCTCTAGGAATTCGCACGCATCCTCGAACCGTTGCCAGTCCCAGGTGAATTCGTCCCCATCCATTTCAGCAGAAAACCGTTC